GGTTCTTTGTTTAAACCTTCCATGTTGCTCTTGAACCATTTTCTGTTCTTCGTTGTATCTATTGAAAAAGTCCATTGCTTTTTGTTGTTCTTGAGTAACGCCCGGTCTCAACTTGATCTCGTCGTAATACTTCTTTTTCGTTTCCTCCAAAAAGTTTTTGGCTTTAGCAATTTCTTCTTTGTAAGCAAGTTTCTTTTTTCTTATATCTCGCTCATCATCGACCTCTTCATCATAGTTAAAATTATCTTCCATTAAAAAGCTAATTTCTTCATAGTTTAAATGAGGTCTAGTTCTTTTGTAATACTCTTGTAATAAAGTATTATTATCTACATTAGAATAATCAGCATTAATCCTAACATAGTCTTCAACTGTTCCACCTGTATCTTCCATAAACTGTACTAGCTTTTCTATATTTTCTGGAAGTTGTCTTTGTTCTATTACAGGTTCAGTAGTTTGTTCTACTACCGGTTCTTCAGTTTGTTCTTCTTCAGTAATTTCATTTATAGTTATTACTTCTTCTTTTTCTTCACTTTGTTCGGAAGGTTCTTCAACTGTTTCTTGCTTGTTTTCTTGATGAACTTCTTCGCTAACTTCGGATCCGTCGCGAACAGGTACCTCATTTGTTTCTTGCTCTTCAACGGCATCTTCTTCTTTTTTATTTAAATCTAATTTAATAGTTTCATCTTGTGAAACAAGTTTTCTAGGTCTTCCTGGTTTTTTCTTTAACTTAAAAGATCCTTCTTCTTTTATTTCTTTTGACATAATATAATATAATAGTTAATAATTATCTAGGCGTAAACTGCTCTAGACCAAATCCGCCTAATGTATCACTACCTGCGGACTCAAAGTTTTTTGGTAGTAAATCGTTTTTTCTTTGATCAATTAATTCTGATTGCTGTGTAGCTTGTATTTTAGTTCTTTCGTCTTTTCTATCTTCTTTATAAGCTTCAGTGGTTTTCTTAGCTTCACCTTGCGCTTTGGCTAATTGAACATTGTAATTAAATTCAAGCTCCATTAGCTGTTGCTTTATCTGAGCTTCTCTTTCCATTTTTTGTATTTCAAAATCAGACTTAGCTTTTTCAAGTTGCATTTTTTGCTCAGTTAACACTTGTTGCTTTTGTGTTTCTGCTAATGCTGCAGCTTCACTAGCTTGTGCATTTGCTTGAGCTTGAGCTTGTATATTAGCTTGTTGCGCTTGTTGATCTCTAGCTGCTTTATCTTTTCTACGTTTCTTTAACATTTGATTAGCTAACTTTAAGTTGTTAACTTCTCTAATATCTATAGCGTCTTCAAGATCTATTTGCCCAGCTTGTAAAGCTATTTGTATGTTATTTTCTAATATTTGCTTTTCTTCTTCATCTGGTTCTAGCTGTAAGAATATACCAAAATCATGTATATTTAGTTTTGATAGCTCATCTAATGTTCCAACATTGTACCTAGATATACTTTGCATTAATGACTGTTTAGTCATAGGAAACATTAAAGCATCTGAAGCCCTTAACGATATATTTTCACAAGTTTTTAATGTTAAATATAAGCTAGCTTGAAGAATATGTCTTGTTGCTGTATTACTATTTGCCGCAGCAAGCTTTTGCAAACCAACTAAAGCGTATTTATCTGGTTGACTACCATCTCTCGCTTCGTTAAGTCCGGTCACATCTCTTATCATTTTAAGATAATACTCATACGTTTGTATAAGTGATTGTATTTTACCTAAACCATTTGATGTTTGAAGTTCTTGTATTGGAACTTTACCAGGATTAGGACCGCCGTCTTGAGTAAACGAACGACCTATAATAGAACCAGTTTGAAAATACATGTTCATAGCTTCAGCTGGATTATAGTTTGTTCCATTACCAAGATCTACTTCTGCTAAACCATCTACATCTACAAATACACCATCAGGAACCATTCTAGACATCACCTGTTGCAGTTTTAAATGTGTAAGCTGTATCATATCAGCAAAACCAGTTATTCTACTTACAATTGATTCTATACGACCTTTATATAACCTTGGCGCTACAATATTGTAATTCATATTAACCTTAGTAGTATCAGAGTTAGGTCTAGTCATATTAGGACAAAGCGTCCAATTTAACATCATGTTATGACCAAGTATCTTAGCGCCTCTATATAAAGTTTCTATTGATCTATATGCTTTTTTAAAGTTATCTGTTTCAGGAGCTTCTAAAAATACATCTTGCTTTTCTAATGCTTTTTCAAGACCTGACGCAGTTTCTTTTATTTTAAATACTTGATTAGTATAAGTTTTATATTCAAAATAAAGTACTTGTACAGTTTGATCGTCGTATCTACCGTTAAAGTTTCTAGTGTAGTTAGTATTACCAGGATATTTTTGTATTTCTTCAACTTCAACGTTAGTTAAATTTGGAAATTGTTTTTTAAGTTCTGGTAAACTTATTGATTTAACTTCACCAACGTAATATAAATCATCAAAGTTTGGATCATCAGTGTATGAATAAACTAAATTAGATGGATCTACGTATTCTACTTCAATACCGTTTGATTTATTAAAATTTGTTTTTACGCAAGCAATACCAAGCACTGTTAAATCATAATTTAATCTACGTCTTATTAAATCATATCTATTATAATCTAACACTTGATTAATTAATTCTTCTTCAGCAACTTCTATAGACTCTTTATAATTCATCTGCATGTGTAACTGCAAATCTTCTTCGTTTTCTAATTCTAAACCAACACCTTGAGATTTTGATACATCTAAACCAGTGACTTGTTTTATTTGGTTTATAAGATCTTTTTGCATCATGTCTCTCTGAAGAGCCTCTGCATAAGTAGTTCTTTTCATTATAGACTCAGGGTCTTGAGCATATGCTTTAATATCATAATTTCTTTGTGACATACCGTTTACAACGATATCTACAAACTTAGGTATAACAGGTACTGGTTTCCAGTCTAGGTTTAAGTAACTTAAGTCTCCGTTTATAGATAACTCATCTTTGTATTTTTGTACAGATTGTTCACCTCTAGCGTATAATTTTAATCTATGGAAGTTATTATAGTTAGTGTTAAATCTATCGTATCTACCTCTGTCGTTCCTAAACCACTCATCTTCTATAGCTCTTGCAACGCGTAAACCGTAATCATATGTAGCTTTTTCTGCGTCAGGTACTACCTGACTTGGAAAAGAACTCGTTGTGTTTGCGTTTGGAATTATATTCATTTATTTTATTTTTGAAACATAACCTGTGTTATCGTATTTTTTAATACCTAAATTAACAATTTTTTTATTTCGTTCTGCGACTGGTCGATATCTATTTTTATTACAAGCCATAATAGCAAGTCCAGAACTAATAGAAGCATCGTGCTTTGTCCTGTTGTTAATATTAAACTGTGCCCAGTCTTCTAATGTTTTTTGAAAGTACATATCACCATATCCATGATCTATCAAACCTACATATTCTTCTATATAACTTTCAATTGCAGCAGCGTGTGCTTGCTTAATGTCTTCACTTGTGTTTGGTATACCACCTATTTCTTTTTCCGTAGGTGATAACTTATTCCAAACTTTATCAGGGCGATTCATACTAAAACCCCTATAACCTCTTCTTTTTATATGGTATAATAATCTTGGTTTATTATTTTCAGCAAGTATAGGCATACCATAAAATACCATAGCCATTAGTACATCTTCAAAAAATATCTCAGCTGTTTGAGGTCTTGCTACATACTCAAGAAAAAAGTGATTAGGTGGAGCATCTTCCATTGAAAACTTAGTAAGTCCATGAAGCGCACCATTAGATCCTTTACCATCCACAGTTCCTGATATATCGTAAGAGTCACAACCAAACGCGCCAATATGCTCGTTTCCAGGGTATTTTGTTCCATTTTTTATAATCACTCGGTTTTGCAAGTTTTTAGGTGGAACCCATGATATTAAGAACCTACCATCATTATTTGGATTAAATACAACCCTTGTATCTTTTATACCGCCCTGCCACATAAAACTACCTCTTGTTACATTAGTAGTGTTACGCATTTCTTCATTGTAATCTATTTGCTCGTATAGTTTAGTTAAATTAAATAAACTATTTTTAGTTTCATCCCTGAAAGCGTGTTGCTCAGTACGCGGAAACTGTCTATAATATTCATTTAAACCGTCTGAGTCGTGCTTTAAACCATCTACTTCATTTTCCCAGTGTTCGATGACTCCGATGTCAACTGGCGTATTGTCGATAGCGAGGACTGGATTTTTTGGCGTTGTGAATATAGGAAGTCCATAAGAATCCATGAATCCTTCGTAGTTCCACTCCATAGGTATGAATAAAGAGTAGAGTCCAGAAGATGTTTGTCCGTTTCTATTTCTTTTCGTAACGTCTGAATCGTAGTAGAGTTTTTTGAAGTTGTCGCCACCTTTGTCTAAAGCATTTGATGTTGAGCCCATCATACATTTACCTACAATTCTAGATCCTAGACGTAAAGTAGTTTTTGTAACTCGCCAGTTATTTAATATGTTATCAGGTCTCTCCCATTTACCACTTTCATCGTGTGCTAATAGTTTTAGCTTTTCACCATCATAAGAGTTATCACCTGTGTTTTTCCAATCAATAGTAGTATCTAAACCTTGTAAGTCTAAAGCTTTTATATTCTCTTCGAGTTTTCGTCTTGTAAGTTTAGACGCTGGAACTCTGTAAGCCAACTCTGTTTTTGGTCTATCCATACCATCTTGTATTGGCTTGAAGAAAAACGGATAATTAACAGATATTGGAACAACCTTATCGGTGAACATCTTTTTTGCATCAGCTCCAGACTTTGAAAGTATACCGAATCTTGAGTCACTTGAAATTGTTGCCATATTAACCAGCTCTGCTGATGCCATAAAGGAGAAACCAGACCGTCTGTTTTTGAGGTAACACATTCCGTAACATCTAGTATCTGCTTTGCACGCTTCCCAGAATATAAAGAATAATCTATTTGATTCTCTATATTCAGGCGCTCCGACATCGATCTTTGACCATTGCAAGTACATGTAATGAGTACCAGTAATATATACAGTATTGCCATTGTTGTAGAAATAAAAACCTTCTTCTCTTCGCTTAAACTCTTCATCTATATAATCGTACCATTTTTCTTTAAATTCAACTGGATATTCTTCCCAGTCAAACCTACTTTTTATTCTTTGTAATTCTTTTGGGTATTCGAATCTTTCCCAATATTGTTCCTTCTTTGTTTCTCCTCGTTTATACGGTTCATTTGCTGCTGGTAAAGCAATGCGGAGATTTTGTATTTCGATGATCGATCCAATAGTACCATTTTTACTTATACAAACAAAATCGTACTCAGCGTTATAACCATACTCCCATTTTTTATATCTGTTTTGTTTTTTAAGATATTTAGGATTTATAACGTCTGGTATTTCTTTCCAAAGCGTTTGCTCGTAACTCACTTACTCCTCCCTTCGGCAAAACCTTTAAAACTTCTCTCTTCTTTTTTAGTTTCTTTTGTTTCACCATTTAATATAGCTTCTTCTTCTTCAATACGTTGTAATATTTCAAAAGCGTCCATTATACAAAGCTTTTTAGTTGCTGCTGCGTTTTTTAAACGATCTGCTGACACATCATCTTCGGTATGTGTAATGATTTTCTCTTCAGCTACTTTAATTAGCTCATCAACTGCTTTGCGCCCAGCTTGGATTATATTCTTCCTCGTGTCCTTCGTATTCATGGGTTATAGCTATATCATTTGATTTCATACAATAAAGTCTTTCACCTTCTATAATAAACTCAAACTCAGAGTATGGTGTAAAGACTACAAGTGTTCCAGGTGTTATTCCTGCGGCTTCTAACGCACTATTAGAATATTTTAATATACCAAAGTGCTCTTGCTCTTTAGAAGTGCTTAAATAAGATTTATTTTTTATAGGTGCTACAAAACAATAATCTAAATGTGATTTTAAATTATACATATAAATTTGCTCTGGGTAAGCAAAATACAAATCATCTTTAAAAAATGTAGCAGAGTTTTTTTCATTGCCTCGCATATCGTACCATCTTCTAAATATATTGTGATGTACGTATACTTCGTCACCTATATTTATCTTTGTGGTATAAGCTGCTGGAGTAGAAACAACAACAGCTTTTTTGCTAACAAACCTATGATCTTCAATATTTGAATTAATGATAAGTTCTTTGCCTTCAACCTTTTTGACGTTTTCATATCTTTCACTTAAAGGTTTTATTATAAAGCTATATAAACTTTTCATTAGTAGTTGAGATCATACTCTACAGAAACTGCCATATTGCGATTAAACTTTTTCCAAGGTAATACTTCCTTGTTTTTAGTTATATAAATATTATATGAGTGATCAGTGTCACTAAATAATATATCGCAAATGTTATGTCCACCGTATACTTCTTGACCAACAGAATAATGCATAGCATCGTTCTTATAGTCAGAGCCTATACTAATTTTTCTAATTACGCTAGACATTATACAGCAGCTACTGGAACTTCTTCCTCTTCTATTTTTGTATATGTACCATCTTCTAAATTAATATTGATAGCACCATATTCTTTTTCAAGCTCTTGCTTATATTCTTCAATATCAACATTTACTTTAGCTATTTCATGAAGCAGTCCGTGCTTCTGTGATTCTAATAAACCTATATTGTGTATTAATTCGTTTAGCTTTTCTTGTTGATCTTTAATTTTATTTAGTTGTTCTTCTTTTACTTTCATTTGATTAAATTAAATTGATTTGATTTTTTATTCAGGATCTTCTGGTGTCCACTCTGGTGTAGCTAATAAAGCTAAAATGCCTTCGTGATCATAAGTCTGAACAGGCGTTAACGAACCGTTAGTAATAAAGCTTGGCTCTACCTGATAAGACAAAACACCCTGCGTGTTAGCCACGTTTCTTCTCATAGTTTGAGCAGAAGACTGAT